AATTTCGAAAGCTGCAAAAGCCGCGTACGACCGCGAATACCGCGCTCGTAACAAGGAGCGCATCGCAGCGCGGAAGGCTGCTTACGTCGCACAACACAAGGAACAAGAGGCCGCTCGCGTGCGTGCGTGGATAGAAACGAACCCCGAGCGGGCGAAGGAAATCAAGAGTCGTTGCCGCGAAAAACGCGCAGAGCAAGAGCGTGCGTACCAAAGACACGTAGCCCCAAAGAAGGCTGAGTACATGCGGCAATACCGCAAACAGAAGCCGCACGTTTGGAAGAAGGAAACCGCGCAACGGCGACGCAGTCTCGGCGCTGCAACACCGCCGTGGGCAGACCGACGCGCACTGGATGCCATTTGGCGCGCCGCACGCAGCGCGGGGTTGCATGTAGACCACATAGTCCCGTTGCGAGGGAAGTTTGTTTGTGGCTTGAACGTTCCGTGGAATCTGCAGTTGCTGGACCCCAAGGCGAACCGACAGAAAGGAAATCGCCATGCCTATTGATACCGTCGCAGCGACCAAGGTCTGGAATCGTTATGCCTGGACGCGCGACAACGGTCACACGGACTTCGTCCTGAAGGCCGACAAGTGCGAGAAGTTCTTCGCCGGCGAGCAGTGGGACCCGGCGGACCTGGTCAAGCTGCGCGCGTCGCGCCGGCCTGCGCTCACGATCAACAAGATCCTGTCGACCCTGGCCAACGTCATGGGCGAGCAGATCTACAACCGCTCGGAGATCGCGTTCCGGCCGCGCTCAGGCGCGCCCTCGGAGGTCGCCGAGGCGCTGACGAAGGTCTTCAAGCAGATCTCGGACAACAACCAGCTGGACTGGAAGCGCTCGGACATGTTCGCCGACGGCTGTATCACCAGCCGCGGCTTCCTGGACGTGCGCCTGGACTTCACCGACGCGATGCAGGGCGAGGTCCGCATCGACAAGCTGAACCCGAAGAACGTGATCGTCGACCCTGACGGGGAGGACTACGACCCCGACACGTGGGCCGACGTGATGATCACGAAGTGGGTCACGGCCGACGACATCGCCGTGCTCTACAACCCCGAGGACGCTGAGCTGCTGCGCAACCGCGAGCAGAGCTATTTCCCCTACGGCTACGACTCGATCCAGGCCAACCGCGACCGCTTCGGCAACCGCCTGAACCCGATGTACAACGGGGTGTACGACGAGTCGAGCGTGATGCGCAACATCCGCGTGATCGAGCGCCAGTACCGCGTGCTCGACCGCCAGATGCACTTCATGTCGCCCGAGACCGGGGACATGCGGCCGATTCCGAAGGAGTTCGACCGCAACAAGATCGCCTGGTTCGTCGACAAGTTCGGCTTCCAGGTCGTGCCGAAGCTGGTGCGCCGCATCAAGTGGTGCGTCGTGGCTGACAACGTGCTGCTGCACGAGGACTGGAGCCCGTACAAGCACTTCACCGTCGTGCCGTTCTTCCCGTACTTCCGGCACGGGAACACGATCGGCCTGGTCGAGAACCTGCTCGGGCCGCAGGAGCTGCTGAACAAGGTCTCCAGCCAGGAGCTGCACGTGGTCAACACCACGGCGAACTCAGGCTGGAAGATCAAGGCCGGCGCGCTGCTCAACATGAGCATCGAGGAGCTCGAGCAGCGTGGCGCCGAGAGCGGCCTGGTGGTCGAGATCAACGGCGACCCGGAGAAGGACGCCGTCAAGATCCAGCCGAACCAGGTCCCGCAGGGGCTGGATCGCGTCAGCTACAAGGCCGAGGAGCACATCAAGACGATCTCCGGCGTGCCTGACAGCGTGCAGGGCTTCGACCGTGAGGACGTCGCCGCGAAGGCGATCCAGGCCAAGCGCCAGGCCGCGGCCACGAACATGGCCAAGCCGCTGGACAGCCTGACGCGCTCGGACTTCATTCTCGCGCGCAACGTGCTCGACCTGGTGCAGGAGTTCTACACCGAGCCGCGCCTGCTCACGATCACGAAGGACCGCATCACCGGCGAGACCGAGACGTTCGGCATCAACCAGCCCACCGCCGAGGGTGAGATCGTCAACGACCTGACGCTCGGCGAGTACGACGTGGTCATCAGCTCGGTGCCGCAGCGCGAGACGCTGGAGGACAGCCAGTTCGACCAGGCCGTGGCGCTGAAGGAGCTCGGGGTCGCGATTCCCGACAGCGTGCTCATCGAGAACAGCCGCCTGATGCGCAAGAGCGACATCCTCAAGCAGATGCAGGGTGACGCCGAGTCGCCCGAGGCGCAGATGCAGAAGCAGCTGCAGATGCGTGCGCAGGCCGCTGAGGTCAGCAAGCTCGAGGGCGAGGCCGCGGCGAAGCACGCCGACGCCGGCCTGCGCCAGGCCAAGACCCAGGAGACGATGGTCAAGGCGCACAAGGAGGCGGTCACGCCCCCTGAGGACAACGGCATCCACGTGAAGATGATGGAGGCCGAGGCCGACATGGAGCTCGAGGACCGCAAGTTCGAGCACCAGAAGGCCCTGGACTACGCCGAGCTGCAGCACAAGATGCGCCTCGAGAAAGCCCAGGCGGAGCAGGACGCGCAGCTCAAGGCCGAGCAGGCCGCCACTGAGCGCCAGATCCGCATCCAGCAAGCGGCGCAGCAAGCGTCGAATCCGAAGCAACCCAGCAAGCAAGGAGCGTGAACATGAGCATGTTGCTCAAGAAACTGCTGCACCCGTACCTCATGGCACCGGCCGACGACGGCGGCTCCGGCGGCGGTGCAGTCGACCGCGGCGACGACTTCACGCCCACCGAGGACGACGACACCCCGGACCCGCAGAAGGCTGAGGCCACCGACGAGGACAAGAAGAAGGTCGGCGTCAGCGACGAGCTCGACGAGGAAGAAGAGCCCAAGAGCGAAGAGGAAGAAGAGCAGAAGGACGAGAAGAAGGACAAGAAGAAGGACTCGCGCATGCCGCTGGCGCGGCACAAGGAGATCCTCGAGCGCGAGCGCGCGCAGCGCAAGGCACTCGAGGACGAGCTGGCTCGCTTCAAGCAGGGCGACAAGATCGCCGCGACGAACGAGGAGATCACCAAGGCGGAGAACAACCTCCTGGCCTTGGAGAAGGAGTACCACAAGCTGATCGCCGACGGCGAGTCGGACAAGGCCGTCGACAAGATGGGCGAGATCCGCCGCCTGGAGCGTGCGATCCAGGACAAGCGCACCGAGATGCTCACGCAGGCCGCCGAGACGCGCGCCGCCGAGCGCGTGCGCTACGACCTGACGCTCGAGCGTCTCGAGGAGGCGTACCCGACGATCAACGAGGACTCGGACGACTTCGACCAGGGGGTCGCCGACGAGGTGATCGACGTCAAGCTCGCGTTCCAGGCCCGCGGCTACCCGGCCAGCCAGGCGCTGCAGCGCGCGGTGAAGTACGTGCTCGGCGAGCCGAAGAACCGCGCCCAGGAGCGCGCGGTGAACTCCGAGGCGCGCGTCGACAAGGAGGACGTGGCCAAGAAGGTCGCCGAGGAGCGCGCCGCCGCTGCGCGCAAGAAAGCTGCCGACACCGCCGGCAAGCAGCCTCCGAGCACGGCGAAGATCGGGCAGGACAGCGACAAGTCCGGCGGCGGCATTAACGCGCGTGACGTGATGAAGATGAGCCAGGACGACTTCTCGAAGCTCGACGAGGCGACCCTGGCCAAGCTGCGCGGCGACGAGCTCGTCTGAAGGGGGTAGCGCATGCGCCCGTTCGTTGGTCAGAGCGTCTTGGTCAAGGGGCCGTACAGCAACGGCTCCAGCGTCCACCCGGCTGTCATCACCCGAGTGCACAGCCACAACGACCTCGAGGAGGGGCCGGTCTGCGTGAACCTGACGGTGTTCTTGGACTGTGCGTCGCCGGTGAGTCACCCGTCGGTGTACCTGTACCGCAACACCGGCGCTGCCCAGGCCGCCCTCGCGCTGGTGCCTCGGCACTATGCAGCCCCTCACGTAGCGTATCTGCCCGAAGAATGAGCGCCTGGCGTGTTCTCGTGCGCCGGCTGTACGAGCTTGGTGGCGAGGGCACGCGCGATCAGTTCGACGACTTCTCCATGTCGGCCGGCAGCAGCAACTGGGCGGTCGAGCGTGCGAAAGCGCTGGGGTTGATCGAGCTCGTCGACAAGCGCCGGCAACGACCGCGGTGGCGCCTTACTGAGCTCGGGCGCCGGTACTGTGAAGGCGAAGCCGAGCTCCGGCACGCACCACGCATAACCGGCGGGAAAGCCGCCGACTACATCGCAGCGAGTTGGTTGTCATGTCTGAAATGAACCGCAGCCAGGAAGACGAGATCCTCCGCCAGGCGAAGGAGATCGAGAAGCGCCGCAGCGAGGAGTACGCCGCGCAGTCGCGCGAGACCATGCACCGCGTCGAGACCGGCCAGCCGCCGTACACCGACACGGAGCTGATCTACGCCGCCACGGCGCGCTGCAAGTGCGGCGCCGGCTTCGCGTACCCGCGCGCGCCGTTCCGGAGCGGCATGTGGGTCTGCGCGGCGCTGCTCAAGAGCGGCGACCGTTCGATGCAGGAGCAATCTAAGCACGACGCGTCGCTGCCGTTCATGTTCTACGAGGTCAAGAGCGAGGACCAGCCGAGCGCATACGGCTGGACGACGCGACCGAAATCGAAGTAAGATCGAAACGCCTCGCAAGGGCAGTTGCTTGTCTCCCTCCCCCTCTGGGCACGCCCAGTTCAAGAGCCGCTTGTCAAGCGGCTCTTTTTTCGATTACATTTCGATCTAACACGTTCGCAGAGCACGACAGCCTCTGCAACCCTCTCGCCCAGTCGGAGCGACATCTCGACGAAAGGAGCTGTTCTCTAACTTCGACGAGAGGAGGGGCCTACCATGGCTCTTACCAATTTCGGTCTGTTGACGACGGAGCAGAAAACCGTCTGGTCGATGGACCTGTGGAAGCAAGCTCGCAACCAGAGCTTCATCAACCGTTTCCTGGGCAAGGGCCCGAACTCGATGGTGCAACACATCACCGAGTTGAAGAAGACCGAGAAGGGCGCTCGCGCGGTCATCACGCTGCTGGCCGACCTGACCGGTGACGGCGTCGCCGGCGACCGCACGCTGGAAGGCAACGAAGAGGCGATGCAGACCTTCGACCAGGTCATCCGCATCGACCAGCTGCGTCACGCCAACCGGCACGAAGGTCGCATGGCCGACCAGAAGTCGATCGTCGAGTTCCGCAACAACAGCCGCGATGTGCTCGCGTACTGGCTGGCGGACCGCATCGACCAGCTGGCGTTCCTGACCCTGTCCGGCGTCTCGTACGCGAACAAGAACACCGGCGTCGCCCGCACGGGTTCGGACCTGCCGTACCTGGAGTTCGCCGCCGACGTGGCCACGCCGTCGAGCAACCGCCGCCTGCGCTGGGACGCCACCAACGGCGTGCTGGTGTCGAGCGCCGCGACCTCGGGCATCGCTTCCACCGACCTGCCGCAGTGGGCCACCTTCGTCGCGCTGAAGGCGTACGCGAAGGAGCGCTACATCCGCGGCATCAAGGACGGCAACGGCGAGGAGACCTTCCACGCGTTCCTGACCCCGCAGGCGATGTCGCGCCTGAAGCTGGACAACAACTACATGCTGAACCTGCGGCACTCGCAAGAGCGCGGCAACAGCAACGAGCTGTTCACCGGCACCTCGGTCAAGATCGACGGCATCTACCTGCACGAGTTCCGCCACGTGTACAACACGCGCCTCGCGGCGTCGGGTTCGAAGTGGGGTTCTGGCGGCACGGTCGACGGCTGCCAGATCCTGTTCTGCGGCGCCCAAGCGCTCGGCATGGCCGACATCGGCGCGCCGGAGTGGGTCGAGAAGGGCTTCGACTACGAGAACCAGCAGGGCATCTCGGTCGGCAAGATCCTCGGCTTCCTGAAGCCGAAGTTCGGCAACATCTACGAGAGCGGCAGCGTCGAAGACTTCGGCGTGATCAGCTGCTACGTGGCGCAATAAGGAGGCTGAAACATGTCTGTCCTGAAAGCCTCGCGCACCGCGCAGTACGCCCTGTGGGCGGAGTTCACCTGGAACTACAACGACACTGCGGTCGATACCGTCGCCGGTACGTCCAAGACGTTCGGTTCCACGTTCGGCGACAACCTGGTGTTCGACTGCATCCCGCTGCCGCCGAACGCCACCGTCGTCGGCGGTGAGCTGGTGGTCGAGACGGCGTACGCCGGCCCGACCGCAGCCACGGTGTCGATCGGCGACTCGGTGTCCGCCACCCGCTACGGCTCGACTGTC